CTTTTCTTTTTTTTTGGTTTATAACTTTTTATATAAATATTACACAGGAATTAAATCTGCGTATTTGATTAACATTTCAGTATTCTTCCAGGCGTTACATCCGATACGTTTACCCTTTCCTTCTAACTGCATATCAGAATAAAAATTAACATCGAAGCAATTACCTGTTTTGTCATAGTTTAATATAGCAGTGTCAAAAAATGTGTCCGCTTTTATAATATAAATTGCATTTACACTAGGGTGATGAAATGATATAGTATCACATTTTCCTTCTTTATTTTTGCCAATATTTTTAGCTGCTGCAGAAGTTTTTCGAATTGCTAATTTCTTATGCTCATTACGTATTCCATTTTCAAATAAATGATCATATCCATCTGCATTAGCTACAATTCCTTTAGACCCAAAATATGTTTCTAAGTATGGCAATACTACCTGTTCCGACATGATACCGGTATTAACTGACAATGATTCGCCACTTTTCAAAAACAAATGAATCATCTCATCTGTTATATGATTGCTAATGTATACTGGCATATTAATAATTCTGCCGTTTTTTTGTATTCTATGTGTATTCATATTGTTATATTTGTTCTAAGAATTTTGTGTTTAGTGATTTAGCAACACTCATCATATTTTTTGGATCTATATTAGATGCATCATTTCCGTACATGTACTTAAAAGTATCTGAAGAATGAAATCCAGATGCCCCAGTTATAAAATATGAGATGATTTGCATACCAGATTCTTTAAATTGTTTAATTACGTTTCTGGTATATGTCTGTGGATCTATATGGCGGTTTCCCATATCGGTTGGATATCCGTCTGAGTAATTAATAAATATAGATTCTACTCCGTTCGAGTTAACTGCTAATGTTTTCTCAATACTTTTAAATGCAACACCCTCAGGCGTACCTCCGAATAGATGTAAGTGTTTAAACAATGTTTTTATTTTAATCATCTTATCAACCCGAGAATCATATGCTATGATGGTAGTTGATCTATCACGGTTACCGCCGCCTATAACTGATGTTCCTCGTAATGATATTTGCACACGTATACCGGTAGTCATGGAAGCTGCTTGTGCAATTGCCACAGCAGATGTTAATGAGTTTGAAAACTTTTCACCAAACATTGATCCAGATGCATCAATTGATATATGGATAAAATAATCCTTGTATCGATCTGTAACGATTCTGTGAAATACATTAGCATTATCATATCCTAATTGAGATATTAATCGTCTATCAATCTTCCCAGTTTCTAACCTTGTATGTTTAAGACTGCGAGACTCGTTTCTAACTTTAAGTTTTCTTCCTAAAATCTTACCTAATCTAATACCTTCGGTAATAGGTTTATCTCTGCTGCTACCAGGCCTGGTATTAAATATCTCAGGCATAGAATTGATAATATTTTTGGTTAGCTTATTAATAACAATCGATTCGACAACTGTACCACCTACGTTAACGTTAACAACCTCAGTGCCTGCTTCCTTAAGGGCTTTAACTAAATTAGATTGGGTTTTAGTTAACCTACCGCTTTTTTTCGTTGTACCAGACAAAAAGTCCTTCTGCTTGTTTAATGCATTATCTAACATTTTTTCTTGTCTAGGTGTTAGACCAGTATTATTGCTATTAGATTGTGCCTCAATTTCTTGCTTTGTATCTATATCGTTTGGGTTATTATCATCAATCGATTCGCCGTTACCCCCCTTTCCTGTACTAATTTTATTTTCTTCTTGGGGCTTGATACTAGCTAAATGTGCTTTAAGTTTTATGAAAACATCGCATGCAACATCTAATGCATCATTTGTATTTTTTAATCTATCAATATTCTTGATGTCTATTATATTCCAAATATCATTTAATAGTTCCAATTGATTTAGATTTCGATTTGGATTAGTAAAGTTAATGATATGAAAAAAGTAATCATCTAGGCTTTCATTATTTTTGGTTCCATTTTTTAATGCTTTATCAATAACACGATCATTAAAATACTTATCATACATTGCTTCATAATACATTCTATATCCCGGAGCCTTTTTGTATATTAAATAGTCGATTCTTCTATCCTCGATCCAATTTAATAATGATTTAATAGTTGACTCTTCGTCTGCCGTTAAATTAAAATCCGGATCAACTCCTCGCATTCTTATTGCAGATGGAAAATTTTGTAATATAGAAAAATTTGTATATGCTATATGTGACCCTTCATGTAATGCTAATCCAACAGCCGGATCGAAATTTTTTCCGTCTAGCTTAGTGCCAATCACAACCATTTGACCATTAGTGTAACTATGATCATTAGACTGGAATTCTACTGGAATTTGTTTTCCGGTTACTATGTTAACGAAATTTGCTATAGCTCGTTGAGCACCGGTTAACTTAGTATAATCAACACGGTTATTTTGATCTTTAAAATTGCTGTTATCTAAATCGCCTAACCAAAATGATGATGCACTACCCTTGTATGTTATTTGTTTCATATCTCTTTTATGATTTTATATATATATAATATAAGAAAAATTAATTAAAAATCCAATGAATATTTAAAAAGAAAGGGTTACTCTGCTTCCATCATGATGGTGTTTTCACCCTTTCTTTGAGCTATGAAAAATTGTTAAAAAGCAGGTTCCTCGACAGTGCTATTCGTGTTAAATATGTCTTGATCAGCTGTTGCTAAATGTTTTTGTATAACTTGCTTAACAAAGGTTCGTTCTGAGTCAGTTCCGCCAGTTGCTTCAAAGAATGGCAGTACCGATACCTGCGTGGCTTCGGCTAAATCAAACCCATCGGTTAATAATTCGCAAACTCTAACTGTCATTCTGGTAGAAATCATGGTTGATAACTTGCCTTCTTCAGATCTCCATTCTTTTCGAGTTGTATCTGCTATATCAGCTACCGCCTCTACTAGTTCAGAGCCTAATTTTGGAAATCTTTTCGATAATAAGTTAGTTTCTTGTTGCATTGATAAGATATCAACTTCAATAATTTCAAAACGATCCATCAATGCTCTATCTAATACTCGAGTCGATGTATATTCAGTACCAATATTAGCAGTCGCAATAAATGAAACTCCTTTAGCTACTTTGATTATTGGAGAGTCGACTGATTCATCTAATCTCAAGTAACGCTGACCCTCATCTAGGACTGTCATTAAGATATTCCACGCTTCTGGGTGTGCTCTGGATAATTCGTCTAATAAAATAATGGCGTTTTCTGTTTCAATGGCTTTAACAAAAGGAGATTTGTCAAATACCGTTTCGCCGTCTTTGAAATGGGTATTGCCTATCAATGTAGATCTAGGATCTTGGGTTGCTCCTAAATTAAAATAAAAGAATGGTTGATTAACTGCATCTGGTAATGATTTGGCTGCTTGTGTCTTACCACACCCAGCTGGTCCAACCATCATGATATTTTTTCCTCGTTTAACTGATCTAATTAAATACTTCCATTTAACATCAGACATCTCTAAATTACTAGGCTTAATGTCTGCAGAATTTTTTATGAATTGTAATACCGGATCTGTTTCTTCTATTTTTGCAACAGGTTTAGTAAGTAAATCTTCTGCCGGGATATTAGAAAATACAATACGCTTTGCTCTTTTTGTTTCACTATTGAATTCTAATGACTGATTTGATTCTGCTGCTAAATCAATCATCTCTTTTCTAAACAAATGCGTAATATCATTTCCGCGTTGATGATCTAGGACAATATTTTTTCCGTTTTCATTTTTAATAATACCAATAACTTTCATAGCTTTAATTTAATTTATATACTTATTATATATAATAAATTACAATTATCCAAGTATTATCCTGGTAAAATTAATAAAATCAGAACATTTAAAGGCAGTTTTCCAAATTCTGGATATTGTGCCATAGAATGTAAAAAGAGTGTATTATGTAGTCGGTATTACCACTTTTTACAAGACCAATATCCTGCAGTAGTTTTATCTTTTTTCTGATCGCACTTATGCCTTGCTCTAAAAGACTTACGTGCTTTTGGGTTATTTTTACGTATACGCATAGTTTTTTGTCCAGCTTTCTTTGCAGAAGTACCACCATGTCCAAAGTTAACCTTTTTCACATTTCCAGTCTTTGGATCCTTAACGTATACTTTGAACTTTTTTACATCGCCACGCATTGGTTTATTCAATTTCACTTTGCGGCCTCTATATTCAGCTTCATTGATGTCTGATGCTATTACACCAGATTTAATATCTTCAAGCATTGACTTAGCACATGCTTCACACATTGTCATTTCTTCCATACTACAATTCCTGTCGTATTCCTAGTTTAGGCAACATTAGTTGCCACTTCTTTATGATTTTATTTTTATCTGCAGCTGATATAACTCCATTATTTACCCAAATATCTAAATATGAGTTAACTACTTGGGCGAATGGCTGCTTTAACTTTTTTGCTTTAGTATATAGACCTTGTATCATTGCTGGTTGTTCTTTTTGTAATAGCCAATAATTATACGTTTCAATATCCCCAGACTGTATTTTGTTTCTACGAGCCATGTCTGATCTTAAATACTTTGATTGCATTACATTCCAACCACTCTGAGTTATATGCTCTATTTCGTGTCGCAGTATATCTCTTAGATCCATTGCAATATTTGATAATGTATTAGGATATTCGTCTGGGTCTAACTCAAATCTAATTTCAATTAATGGTGGGTTATCTGCTTTTGCTGGGTCTCTTGTACTATCATTAAATGCGTCACCTCCATATCTGTAATCATCTAATTTAGATATCCATTGTACTTTTAAACTTAAGTAGAATTCCAAAGGAATATCAGGAGCTTCTACTTCTTTAAAATATATATGATCTTGGTCGTCGGAATCAATTGACGGTACTGAATCAGTTTCTGAATAATATATACGTTTACCTGCAAATGTGCCGTCCTTAGATTCTACACTAGAATAACTGTCTTTAATTATTTGCAACAAGACGTTAGATAATCTCGTTACTAAACTATCATACCGACCCTCTACTATTAAGTTTTTTAATGATATCATACAATAATAAATATCAATCCAGTAAATTGTAGTTCCAATAGTGTTCCTTTTCTTTATTAAAAGGATTACCAGTTTGTTGATAATAACAATTAAGACATAACATTTGTAAATTTTCTATACAGTGATTTGTTTCATCTCCATCTATATGATCTAATAATAAAGGAGTAGTATCATCAGTTATACGTCGTTCCTCATATCCGCAACTGTTACATTTTTCTGGCAATATGGCTAATGCTAAAAGTCTATTTCGTAACTTCCAGGACGGGTATTTCGGATGTTTACCAGTCAATATATTGTCAATTGAATACATTCCACTGTTAGCTTTAGACACATCTTTTGGAATTCCAACACCGAACTGATTTTTATGAAGTTCATATAATGTTTTGCCAGTATCCCGGTCCGTATATAGTTTTGCGTATTTCTTATAAGATGTAAATGATATTTTGAGAAATCTTGCAGCTGCTGCGTTAGACTTCGTATTCTCCATCGCATATCGTATATCCGACTCTGGGATATCTAATGCTGACCTTCCTTTACCATATACGTACTTATATTCTGACATTAATATATTCCTCGTTTTTGTAAAAATGTTACTGCAAGTTTAACTGGAGTTTTCTTTTCAAACATCTCTTGCAATTCAGGTTTATATTTAGATACCCAATCTGTAAATGTTAATGGATATACACCACTTGCATTTTTAACTGAGTCATACCAAAAACTATACGCAGGGTATTTTTCGTCAAATATCTGTTCTTCGGTTCTGTTATCCATGTATTCTAGTTGATCCTTTAAGGGCCAAAGATCAAAAGGAACGTTTGGATCTTTTCTTCGTCCTGGTAACTGTTCTTTATGTTTATTACGTCTTTCATTTCTTGTAATAAATTTGTCCATTAAATTAATAGATCTGTCTTTTGGCGATTGGCCACTGTGTGCTGCTTTCTTACCCATGTATTTTGTTTTGCTTTTTATATTCTTCTCTAAATTCTTTGTCTGATAAGTACTTAATTAAAATTAGCGTATCGTCTAAAATATCCCACATTTGAGTGTTAATATACATTACAACCCCTAGTGGTAGTATCAGTTGGAACTTTGTAATATCGTCTTGAAAAAACAATCCAATAATAATTATAGCACATATGATAAACGATATTACATGAGCTCTTTTTCGCCTCATTAAACTTTTAACTCTCTTCTCCATTATCTTTATTTTTATTTATTAATATAACTATACGCTTCCAGGCATCTTCGGCTCGATATATATACTTTTTAAACTCAATGATATCTTGTTGGTGTCTAGCCGATTCAGCTCGTTTCATATTTCTATGATATGTTGCGTGTAGAAATCCTATTCGTATTTTTCTATATAATTTAAACATGTTTCTTGTATTTATTCATTGTAATTGTCAACCCAGATGCTATTAAATTGTTTTTAATTCGTATACATTCTTTGTACTTGTCTATAACAACAGAACATTTATTAGCATTATTAGTTATTAACGCACATTGATTTGCTTGAAATTCATTATGTCCACAAATTTCGATTAAACAGTTTATAACATGATCGAAACTTACGGTGTCATCATCGTGTAGTATAAGTTCCCACTTACCTCTAGTATTTAATGGTTTCTTGGACATCTCTTATTATTGCACATTGTTCATATAACTCTAATTTTTCTGCATATTCTAATGATTCTCGCAAAAAATTATTCTTTTCTTCAATACCCCAGGTACTTGGCCAAGTCCAGGAGTCGTGACTCATAACATTAATAGATCTAATAAATAAGGTTTGTATATAGTTTAGATCCGCATATTCTTCTTCACTCATATATTATATAATAATAAATATACGGTAAATATCCAAATAAATAATTATGTTATCGAAGTGGGAAATTAGATTAGGATAGACTTAATCACGGTCTATAACGGTGTTGCCTGAGGAATAGTTGGGAGTATTATCATGACCGCATTTGTGACATAAAAATAAGTCATCACCGCCGGCTGTTATATCCCAACTCCAATTGCAACCATCACACTCGATCTTGTTGCCTACGATTGCTTCGATTAATATGTGCTTTAATTTGATCATTTCTTTTTTTATTTATTGCCCCAATTCTTTGCGCCTTTTTTTGCGACACTGAACTAATGCCCCGGATGCATACGCACTTGGCCAGACTTTATAACGACGTTTTACTTTATAGTAACACGCATCTCGTTTTGGTTTCTTTTTTTCTTCGATTGCAGACTCGCTTTTCTTGCCCCAGCTTTTACCTCTACCTGGATCATCACATTTCGAAGGTGTTGGTCTACAATCTGGATATTTTTTTCTATCTTTATCTTTAGCACAGGCTTTACATTTTATACGACGACCAGTCTTCGGATTACGTTTACATGTATTACAGTCTATCCAACCTTTGCCTTTATTCTGATCAAACCATTTTTTTAAATCTTCATCTAAATCAGCATCAGCTGTGTCTGGCAGATCTTCGTAATCTTGTTTTGTCATTTCACTAGCTAATTTCTTTGCAGCTTCTGGCTTGTTTGCAAACATGTATTTTTGTTGTGCTTTAGACGCAAACTTTTCTGGTAATAGATTTACTAGTTTAATCATGATATCTCTTTTATTATTCTGTCTCAGACACTGTTAATCGAATCGTTAAATCTTTATTTAATCGTATTATATATGTCCCCGAATTCGAAGGAGCATCGAATTGAAGTATGCCTTTTTTTATGTTATCCCACCGATGTTTCTTTATTAACTGCCCAGCTAAATTGTATATATCTGCAATGACAGTATTGTTATCTAACTTAGTAGGATCTAATACTCGTATAGTAACTTCTTGATTTGGGTTAACAAGGTTGTCATTTAATCGTATATTATCAGCAGACAACTTATCTAATCCTGCTACTTGTCCATATGCTCTAAATTGTGCGGCATTCCATTCCATTCGCGCGCGAACTCCATCTCCGGCATCATTATACTCTTTATTATCTAGATATTCATCTGCTACCTTATCCCACCGGTTGGTTCTCATGTATTCTGCAGTCTTGTGTTTGTATTTTATTTCTCCTCGATATACCGCATTAACGAGTGCTTGTTGTACTAGTAATGGAAGTGAATCAAATTGTGTAATTTTCAATTGATTCTTTATTTTACTGATAGCTCTATCAATATCTTGGCTTAGTAGTTTAATGGCATCGTTGTCTGTCAGGCCGTCTTTAAATTGAGAATTTGATTTTAATTTATGTCCATATGCAATAGTCTTAGTACCACCCTCTGGACTAGTATGTGGAAACCATTTCTTTTTTCGACGATTCCACCCACCAGTTCTATTTCCTTTACTATTTTCATATCCCTTAAGGCGCTGGATAAAACCTGGTGTTTTAACATTTTCTGATAATAACGATTTTAAATATATCATAATTAGTTTCCTTATATTCTATTTTCAACTACATTCCAATCGATAACTTTGAAAAAGTCGTTGATATAAGAAGCTCTTTTACTTCGATGCTTTAAATAATATGCATGTTCCCAAACATCCATTCCTAATATAGGAACTCCACTACAACCAGAGTCCATATATGGATTATCCTGGTTTGGTGTGTTACAAATAGTTAGTTTGCCATTTTCATTACATAACCATACCCAACCAGATCCGAATTGATCTAACCCAGCTTGTTTGAATTGTTCTTTGAATTCAGAAAAACTACCAAATGCATCAGCAATCATGGCCTTAAGTTTAACACTAGGAGCTTTATAATTAGGAGTCATATTTTCAAAATATAACAAATGATTTATATAACCACCCCCATTGTTTCTAATGGTATCTTTTTTATAATGTTTTTTAACTATATCAATAGCTCGGTTTAAATAACCATGTTGGTCAGATGAGTATTTGAATTCTTTACATGCAGCATTGAATTTATCAGTATAACCTTTATAATGTTTTTTATAATGTTCTTCCATTGTGTCGGTGTCAATAACCGGATTCAATGCTGATAAACTATATGTTAATGGAAGCCTTTTGAATTCTTGGTCTTTAGCTTCTGTCAGAATACTCATTAATTTCATTACTTGCCTTGTTGTGTGCTTTTTAATACTCCCGTAAGAGTCATATCCATGGGCGTATCCTGATTTGTAGTAGTCTCATTACCACGTACATAATGTGTCATATAATCTTTTACCTTGTTCATGTAGTCAGATGCTAATGTTATTTTA